GGTCTTCATCAATAGCCGTCCTGCGGCTAGGGTCGGAGATCCCGTGCATTGCGGATCCGCATGTGCAAGGGGAAGCAACAATGTGTTCTGCGGGGGTTGACTAGTATGTGGGCAAACCTGTCTCTTTGGTTTGACATCGGACTTGCGGTGTCGGGCGGCTTGGGCGGCATTTTTGCGGGTCTTTTCTACAGCAAGGTCAAGATCAAGGCTCAGGAGAGGAAGGCGGTCGAGGAGGCATCGATCAGTCCGAAGAACTCTGCGTTTCAGAGCAAGCACACCGTCGTGCATGAGACCCTTACGGCTCTGCGGATCAAGACGGGTGCCGATAGGGCGAGAATCGGGCACTTCCACAACGGAGGCAAGTTCCTAGACGGAACCCCGATGAAGAAGTTCAGCATCACGCATGAGTCGTGCGAGCGTGGCATCCCGTATGACGGTGCCAACCTACAGAACATATTGGTGACCATGTTTTGGGACTTGGTGGAGACCATGCGGATGGACATGCCGAGCCTCTATTGGTCCATGGACATGAGGGAAGGCTACTTCCGCTCGTACAACAACGCCAACGGGATCACGGCGTACTCCGTCCTCCCGATTATGAAAGGCGACCTGTACATCGGCTTCATCACCTTGGAATGGTTCGGTGCGGAGAAGACACCGTCGAGGCAGGATTCCTTTGAGTTGGTCTTCTCACAGGCAAAGGACTACATCGAACTTGAACTCGCATTGAGGTGAGCATGGCTAAGGTAGAAAATACATCCTTCGACCTCGACATAAACTTCGACCGCAACCCTCTGTCGGGGGATGTGGCTGTGAGGAAGGACGAGGAGGCGATCAAGCGGTCGCTGAAGAACCTGATCCTCCTCAAGAGGAACGAGAAGCCGTTCCATCCCGAGGTCTATTCGGGGATACAGGACATGCTCTTTGAGTTGGTGGATCCACTCACGGTCGTTGAGGTGAAGAAGAGGATCTCCGACACCATCCGCAACTACGAGCCCCGTGTGAACACCGCCGTGGTTGATGTGGCGGATGTCATAGATAGGAATGAGATCAGGATCACGATTCGCTTCACCATCAAGAATGTGCAGCGGGTCTTCTCGACCACCGTAGCCGTTACGAGGCTCAGATGAGAAACACCTCAAACACCCCCATCAACGCACTCGGCTTTGACGAGATCAAGTCGAACCTCAAGGAATACCTTAGGGGGCAGGATCAGTTCAAGGACTACAACTTTGAGGGTTCAGCCCTCAACATCATCCTCGACCTCCTCGCATACAACACCCACTATCAGGCTTTCTACGCCAACATGGCTGCGAACGAGTCCTTCATCGACTCGGCTGCGATCAGGGAGTCGGTGGTCTCCTTGGCGAAGCACTTGGGATACACCCCACGGTCCAAGAAGGCGGCTAGGCTCGTCGTGGATGCGATCCTCACCCCTGGTGGGGTTGACACGGTGTTCACGCAGACGGTGATCCAAGGCAAGCAGTTCATCGAAAGAGGCACGATCTTCCGTGGCAAGGACACCAACGGCAAGAGCGTGAACTTCGTCAACCTCGACAACTACAAGGCGGTTCGCAGGGGAGGCGACAACATCGTCAGGGACATCGTCCTCTACCAAGGGTACCTCAAGCAGGTGTCCTTCGTGGCGAACACCCAAGGCGGCACGAATGCCATGTTCACGATCCCCGACAGGAGCGTGGACATAGACACCATCTCCCTGTTCGTGCAGAGGTCTCAGACTGACAGCACGGGATCGCAGGAACTGTGGAACAGGTCCACGGACATCAACAGGCTCAACTCGACCTCCAACGCCTTCTTCGTGCAGGAGAGCCGTGAGGGCTTTTGGGAGATCTACTTCGGCGACGGGATCGTCGGCAAGGCGGTCGAGAACGGAAACATCGTCACGATCCGCTACCTCGTCACGAACGGCAGCGAGGGCAACGGGATCGGCTTCGATGAGACCTCGGTGAAGAGGGCGATCACCTGCAACGACAGTCGAGTCACCGAAGTCAGGATTCAAACTGACGATAACGACGATGTGCAGGTTTCCTTCGGAGGCGAGGATTCGGAGGACACCGAATCCATCCGCTTCTATGCGCCGAGGAACTATCAGGCGCAGGACAGGGCGGTCACCTCGGATGACTACAAGGCGATCCTCGGTCGTGAGTACGCACAGAGGGCTGAATCCTTCTTCATTTGGGGAGGCGAGGAGAACGACCCGCCCCAATACGGCAAGGTCTTCATCAGCATCAAGCCGAGGGTCGGGTCCCGACTCTCTACCGCCGAGAAGAGGGCTATTGAGAACACCATCCTCGGCGAGAAGAACCTAGTCACCATCACTCCCGAGGTCGTGGATCCCGACCTTCTCTACATCAACCCATCGGTCGAGGTCTACTACGACGAGTCGAAGACCACCCTCAACAACACGGGTGTTGAGTCGAGGGTCGTGGAACTCATCAAGACATTCGGAGACTCCTACCTCGGTCTGTTTCAGCGGAACTTCCGCATGTCAAAGTTCTCGTCCACCATCGACGGCTCGTCACCCGCCGTCAACTCCAACAGCACGGACATCACCCTCACGAAGAGGTTTGAACCGAACATCGGCAGGGCTGCTCCCTATACGGTCAACTTCGATAATACCCTACTCCATCCCGTGGACGGCTACACCCCGATCCTGTCGAGCGACATCTTCGGCTACACCGATACGACATCGACCGCCGTGGTCAAGCCGAGTGTCGATGCGTTCGTGGACGATGACGGATACGGGAACATCAGGGTCTACAAGCAGGTCGGCACCACCAAGGTCTACCTCAGCAGGAACACGGGGACCATCGACTACACCACGGGCAAGATCTTCTTGAGGAACTTCAAGATTGAGTATCTTGACGATGGTAAGACCGAGTTGTCGCTCACCGTGGTTCCACAGAACAGGGACATCTTTGCCCGAAGGAATCAGATCATCCTCATCGATCCGAACAGCATTTCGGTCACGACGGTGGCTGAAAAGACGGTCATAGATAGGGGTGCCAGCGATTCCGCCTTCACTCGTTGAGGCGGTGAAGGACGGGGAAAATGAGCATCGACGGAGACCGTCAACTATCACAGTTCGTGTCAGACAGGCTCCCCGAGTTCGTGCGGGTCGATCACCCCACGCTCGTCGCCTTCATGTCTGCGTACTACGAGTGGCTCGGTCTCCGCAGGGACAAGGGCAAGATCCTGTCCCCGCTCGACATGAAGGACATCCCCGACATCGATGTCACGCTCGACCAATTCGTTGACAAGTTCAAGAACGAGTACCTGCTCAACTTCCCCGAGTCGCTAGCCATCAATCCCGACACGGGGTATTTGGTAGACCCGAGGAGGCTCGTCAAGAACATCAAGCAGTTCTATCTCGCCAAGGGAACCGAGAAGTCATACGAGTTCCTGTTCCGTATCCTCTACGACACGGCAGTCGAGTTCTACTACCCGAAGAAAGACATCCTCAGGCTGAGTACGGGAAGGTGGACGCAGAACAACTATCTGAGGCTGTCCAACGCCTTGGGTGATGGCATCTACAGGGCTGCGGGTAACACCGTGGTGCAGCGCAACTCCTCGGGACAGATACTCGCCACGGCGAGGTGTGTTGAGGTCAGCGTGTATCAGGTGGGAAACTTCGATGTCGCCGAGATGCTCATCACGGGAAGGAATGGAACATTCCAAGCGGGTAACCTCGGTATTGAGTTTACTGACGGCGAGGAGACCCTCCGTGAAGTGAAGGTCTACAGCGTCATCTCTTCCATTTCCGTGACGAACGGCGGCTCGGACTATCAGGTCGGGGAGAAGGTCACCTTTGTCCCTGTGGGGAGCGACAGCGGTCAGCGGGGCATGGGGACGATCACCGAGGTGGACAGTCTCGGGGGCATCCGCAAGATCAACATCGATGACTTCGGCATCAACTATCAGGTTGCACCCACGATCTCCATCGCCACCAGCAGGGGCACGGGCTTCTCGGGAACCGTTACCGTGGGCGCATTGGCTCAATCTGCGGGCTTCTACGCCAACAACGACGGTCGCCTCAGCACGAACAAGGTCCTCCAAGACAACAAGTACTACCAAAATTGGTCGTATGTCCTCAAGAGCGAAGTCGTTATTGACAGGTATAGGGAGGTGGTTCGCCGCCTCGTACACCCTGTGGGAACAGCGATGTTCGGTTCGGTGCTTATCAAGCGTTGCTCGCACGATGATCTCGCCAACGCATCCTCGGTCGCTAGGTACGAGGTTCCGATCATCGGGCACTACATCCCGTACACATTCCATACCTTTGACGATCTCTCGGCATGGTTTATGACGGGGACAACGGGAGGGATGACTGCTGCGGGATACAAACCGTCGTTCCACGACATCTACATCAGGGGAGAGGGCGATGGCATCGTGATCGGAGGCAACCCGATCAGCAACAACATCCCCTTTGCCGCCACGGGTGGTGCGTTGGGTCTGACGGGATTCCAAAATGCCGACCCATTCTGGATCGTTTACACGCACCCAAACCGAAAGGTGAGCAACGAGAAGCACATCGCCAAGATTTGGACAACCCAACTCGGCGATTTCCTCTCATGGGGGGAATGGGACCTTTCGGGGGATCCTGCCAACCAAGAACGGGTCAACACTTGGGTCAAGGAACTCACCGACAAGTTCGCCTCGGACGGAACACAGAACTCCTGCTGCAAGGGGTCCTGCTGCCGTGGCGAACTGTACAGGGAGCCGTATGACTTCAACTACGCACTCTTGAACTACAGCGAGGACAGCGAGTTCCGCAAGATCACCGCTCGGGCTTTCTTCAACATGCCCATCGGCGAGGTCTTCGACTGCCGCACCGAGACATTCGTTTCTCCCGCTTCCCCGAGTTTCAGGATGATCCAACCGATTTCGGGAGGCACCGTCAGGAACACCTCCACTCCCGTTGGAACATCACCCGCCGACTACGACTTCTTCAGGAACCTGACAGTCCGATTCGACATCGACAACGGCGACAACCTCTCGTTGGCGCAGATCGGGGCATCGAAGATCAGGGCTGTCTTGGACGGAAGGAAGACGGTCGATCTCGGTCTGAACGCACGAACGGTGGGCTTCAACAAGGTGCGTGACGGAAGACACTCCCTGCGGCTCGACATACTTGACTCGCAGGACCGCCTGATCGCAGGTACGAGGGAAATCGTCATCTTCGCCTATGAGTTCGTGCCCCCCTCACAGACAGAACTCCCATCACTAGAGGCATAAGTACACCGCCATGCCATCGTCTTGCGACCCATTCCGTCAAAATCACAAGCGAATCGCCGCCGATGCGCTGTTTGCCATCTACAGCGACACCGATGACAAGAACCTGTTCCTGTCCATCGGCAAGATCACGGAATGGTCGGGTCTCGGTACCGACGAGGATCCGCCGTCGAGCATCGACAGCGTCAAGGACGATACCGAACTTTGGAGGGGCATCTTCGCCCACAAGAGGATCGACAGGTCGGATGTGTCCCTCGTAGTGCGAAGGTACGATTGGAAGCCGAGCGTCATCTACACGGCGTATCGGGATGACTTGGACCTGTTCGATGACTTCGACCCCTCTCCGTTCTATGTCCTCGTTGACGATGAGCGTGTGTACAAGTGCATCGACAACAACAACCGTGCCCAATCCCTCGTCGCACCGACGCACACGGACAGCCAAATCCGCAAGTTGGGCGACGGCTACCGTTGGAAGTTCCTCTATCAGATAGCGGAGTCCAAGGGGAAGTTCCTGACGAAGACCCAAGGCGACTCCATCGGCTACATGCCCGTGGAGTATGTGGACTACCTGCGGCTCAATGACGAGCGCATCCTCCAATGGAACACGCAGCAATCGGCTGTGGACGGGGAGATCGCCTTCGTCAGGGTGAACCCCGATGTCAAGCCCTTCGTCGTGTCTGACACCTGCGTCTTCGCTAGTGCCAACAACACGGTCGTGGTGGATGTGGCTTTGGGGGCGACGGGAATCACCCTCACTTCACCCAATCTCATCCTCAAGCCGAACTATTACGACAACATGGTCCTGTCCATCGACAGCGGACAGGGTCAGGGACAGAGGAGAAGGATCTCCACCTTCACTCCATCGGGTGTGGGTGGTGCGGCATTCGTCACGGTGACGGATCCCTTCTCGACTAGCGTCTCGGGTGGAGGCAACGCAAGCACCTTTTCCATCGTCCCGAACATCCGAGTGGTCGGCGACGGAACCTCTTACAGCAACTCGTACAACCCCTACGCCAAGGCTGCGGAGGTCTCGGTGCGCTTCGGTGCGACCGCAGACTTCAGCGTCGTTGGTGCCACCTCCTGCGCCGACTTCTTTGAACTTCGCCGCCTCGTTGACTCCATCGAACTCGTTGACGGAGGAAGGGACTACACATTCGCCGACCTTGAGTTCGTCAAGGGACTCGTCGTTCCAACCGACAAGGTCTTCCTTGACGATCTCGCCGAGGCTGTGATGTCCCCACCTGGGGGTCATGGATCGAACCCCGTCAAGGAACTCGGATGCTCCTCCATAATGATCTCCAAGGAGTACTCTCAGGACGAGGAGGGGAAGGTCAGCACGGACAACGAGTACCGTCAGTTCTCAATCATCCTCAACCCGCTCCTCGCTGAGAAGCAGGTGAGGCTGAAGTTCTTCGCCACGGGTGTCAGCGGATCATTCACGGTCGGGGCGACGGCGCAGCAATCGACCACAGGCGGATTCAGCGGTGCATACGGCGAGGTGGTCTCATGGAGGGCGGGTACCTCGGGTCACAGCGGCACGAACGAACTCGTACTCACGGAGATCAGGAACGGGGACTTTGAGTATGGCGGCAATGTCGGAGGACTGACAACGATGTCCGTCGATGTCCGAACCATCGCAGGTACGGAGTCGAGGAGGCTCCTCAGGCTGACCCTTTCTCCCACGGACCCCGCCTTCTCGGGCTCGGCGACGGACTTCACGAAGGGTTACCTCGTCCACGGCATCGGGGATTGGTCAACCTCGACCAACGCTTCCCGTGCGGTCGGTGAGGTCCATGCGTGGGAGCCGCAGGTCGGATCGAACATCCTCGGCTTCCTCTACCTTGAGAATCCTCAGGGATCTTTCAAGGTCAACGAGCGTGTCTCGCAGACGGACCTCTTCTACTCGGGCTACAGCAAGGGACTCAGCGGAATCGGTCAGATCAAGGCAATCGACACCGTCATCAGGCAGGGCGTGGACACCTACGACCAAACCACGACGCTCGTCATGTCCTACGACGGGAACAACCTCTTCAAGGGCAATTCGTTCCTAGAGGACGCATTCAAGGAATTCGTACTCGGTGCGACGGGCTCTGCGAACGGATATGTGATGGATTGGACCCTCGGGGGTACGGGAAGCACGGGAACTCTCAGGGTCTCGGGCACCCAAGGAACCTTCCGCACGGGAATGACCGCAGCATACGGACTGACCACGGACATCAATACGGCGACCGTCACCCAAGTGGTACACACAGGCGAACTGAAGTACCGCTCGGGAGAGGTCCTATACATACAGAACATGAAGCCGATTCAGCGTGATCTTGAGCAACGAGAAGAGATCAAGATCGTCATCGACTTCTAAGGTGAACAGATGGGCTCATACGACTCAAGCATCTTCAATGTCGATCCGTACTACGACGATTTCTCGGAGGACAAGAAGTTCCTTCGACTCATGTTTCGTCCAGGTTACGGAGTCCAAGCGAGGGAACTGACTCAGGTTCAGACGATCCTACAGAATCAGATTGAGCGTTTTGGGTCTCACATCTTCGATGAGGGAAGCATCGTTCTCGACGGAAGGATCAGCGAGAACAGGGTCAAGTATGCCAAGGTAGCCCTCGGCACCACGGTCGATCACACGGACTTCATCGGTACGGTGGCGCAGGTCTCGGGCAAGGCGAATGCGAGGATCATCCACGCCGAGGACATCCTTGAGGACTCGGGAGACGAGTACAGCGTCCTGTTCTTCGACTACATGGACGGCGGCACGACTTTCGGGATCAACGACACGATCACGGCTACGGCTGCGAACGGAACGGGGATCACCGCAGGTATCACGGGTCCCGCAATCGGCGGTGTTGTCGGAGACGCAATCGTTGTCTCGGTAGAGCGTGGCGTTCGCTTCGTGGAGGGGTACTTCGTACTCAACACGGCGCAGTCTCTCGGTGCCTACACCCTCACGGGAGCCACGGGTTCGCAGGTGAGGCTCTACAACTCCCCGACTACGAGCATCGGATTCTCGGTGGACAAGACCTTCGTCACCGCCGAGGATGACACCACCCTCAACGACCCTGCTTTCGGCTTCTACAACTACGCCGCACCTGGCAGCGACCGATTCAAGATCGACCTCACCCTCTCGCAGAAGAACTTCTCGCCGAGCGACACCTCGTCCATCGACAACTTCAGCCGAGTCGGCTTCATTGAGTTCATGCGGATCGATGACGGCGACATCGTCAAGGTCGAGAGGTATCCCGACTACGCCATGCTTGAGGATACCCTCGCAAGGCGCACCTACGACGAGTCGGGGAACTACACGGTGGTTCCGTTTGAACTCAACCTCAAGGGTCCGACCGCCGTCAGCGGGACCGCTGTCCTGAAGGCTGAACTGTCCACGGGCAAGGCTTATGTCTTCGGATATGAGTTTGAGACGCAGAGCAAGACCAAGTTGAACCTCCCGTGCGCCCGTGGGGGTGCGCACCTGCGCACGGTCGAGCGTGACTTCAACCGCTCGGTCGGTCCATACACCCGAGTCGTGTTCTCGGGCGTGGCAGACTCCATCGGTGCGACCACCGACTTCGCCAAGCATCCGACCGTGCATCTCTCGACGGGAGAGAGCGGTGCCGCTTTCGCATCAATCGGAACGGCGAGGGTCCGTTGGTTGGAGCCGTACTCCCCTCCCGTCTACAACCTCTCCCTGTACGACATCAACATCACGGGACCGACCGCCGAGTTCACGGATGTCAAGCGCATCTTCTTCCCGAGCCTCACGGCTGCGGGTAAGCATGCGTTTGCGATCACGGGAAGCGCAGGTCTACAGAGCGAAAGCCAAGGGCTCCTTCTCTATCAGGTGCCCGAGGGTTCGGGCGTGACGGCATTCACGGATGCCAACTACGCAATCACGACATACAAGACGCAGACCGCATCCTCCCTGCCTCACTCGTTCACGGTCAACGCCGTCTCGGGTCTTGAGTTCGCCGTTGGAACCTCGGAGGTCAGCCTTCCCAACGAGAACATCTTGGTCTTCGATCAGGACGGCAAGGTCGTGGGTGGCACGGCGGCGAGGGACGGCAGCAATCCCGCAGTCCTCTCAATCACGGTCTCATCGAATACGAGCAGCGGCAAGAAACTGCACATCATCTCCACCGAGGATGTCTCGCAGTCGCCGATGACGAGCCGCACGAAGACTTTGCAGACGGTGAGCCTCACGCTCACGGGTCAATGGGGATCCTCGTTGACGGGAGACGGTCGTGGAACCACGGCTGACACCCTGTATCTGAATGGATACACCGATGTCCTTCAAGTCCTTTCCCTTACGGGAACGAAGGGTGCAAGCAGCGGCATCAGCATCCTGCCCTTTATGAACTTCGATGACGGTCAGCGTGATGCCCTTTATGACTGGTCGAGGATGTGGATGACGGCGGGTGTCACGGGTATCACGGGTCCGTTCTATGCCACCTTCCGCCACTACAGCCACAGCGCAACCGATGGTCCGTTCACGGTCAAGTCGTATCCCAACTACGAGGACATCCCCTCGTACACCAGCCGCACCACGGGAACCGTCTACAGCCTCCGTGACTGCATCGACTTCCGTCCCGTGAGGAACACGGACGGCACGATCAAGACTAACACATGGGTCCCGACGAACACCGCCGCCAACGACAACAACTTTGAGTACACCCACCACCTCCCGAGGACGGACAAGATCGTCCTCACACGGGACAGGAGGTTCTCCGTCCTCTCGGGCGTTCCGTCGCTGAATGCGGACATCCCCGCCGACGATCCGAACGCCATGTCGCTCTACATCGTGCGGATGAATCCGTACACCTTCTCGGCTGACGATGCCTCCATTCGTTATGTCGAGAACAAGAGGTACACGATGCGTGACATCGGCGACCTTGAGAAGAGGATCGAAGCAGTCGAGTACTACACCACCCTCAGCCTCCTTGAGCAGGAGGCGAAGGCGAAGAAGGTCCTTGACGATGCGGGTGACGAGATGCCGAAGAAGGGCATCCTCGTTGATCAGTTCAAGGGACACACCGTCGCCGACAACACCGATCCCATGTTCGCCGCAAGCATCGACTACGAGAGGAACGAACTCCGTCCTCCGTTCACGATCAGGTCCTATGGACTCACGGCGGGATCCCTGTCGAATGTGGTGGGCAACCTCACGGACGGGGTCTACACGCTCAACTTCACCCAATCTCCCGAGATCTCCCATCTCCTGTCGAGCGAGTCCGTGGCGGTCAATCCGTCCACGATCATCTCCTTCCTCGGCACTCTGAAGGTCTCTCCCTCCACCGACACTTGGTTCGACACGGAGAAGCAGCCCAAGGTCAGGGTGAATGTCGAGGGAGAGAACGACAATTGGGAGCAGAACCTGAACTACGGTTTCGGCACCCGCTACAACGATTGGGAGGCTATTTGGTTCGGGCGTGAGAACGCCAACGAGAAGAACACCAAGCCGAACCTCGTCCGCAACAGGCTCCTCACCGCCAAGGTGGAGGGGATCTCCTTGTCGAGCATCAACTCGTCGGTGACCCCCGAGAGCATGAAAAAGGTCGTGCGGAACAAGACCGTGGGTAGGGATGTCCTCCCTGTCGCTCGTCGGAGGACGCTGACCCTCAGCGCAACGGGTCTCAAGCCAAGCACCGCCTACCGTGTCTACTGCGACGATGTCGATGTGACCGCTTACTGCACCTCTGCAAGTGCGTCCACCGACACCAAGGGACGGGCGACCATCTTCTTCTCGTTCAACGCAGCGCAAGTGCTGCCATACGCCGATCAGAACTTCCTCATCGGACGGCACACGATCAGGGTGACTGACGGTACCAATGCCGAGGATCCCTCGGCTTGGACCATGCTTGCGGAGGCGACCTACACCGTCGAGGGCGCATACGACTCGGTGAGCGAGGAAGGAATCCTCTCCACCCGTGTGCCCGAGACCCGTCGCAAGTCCGTGAAGTCGGACAAGATCGTGTCGAATCTCTCGGAGGTGCTTACGAGTTCGGGCGAGATCCGAGGCTACAACGACCCCCTCAGCCAAACGATCTACATCGATCCCGTCAAGTATCCGAGGGGCGTGTTCGTCAAGTCGGTGGACCTTTACTTCTCGGGTAAGGAATCCCTCACCACGGTCCCTGTGACCGTTCAGATCCGTCCGACGATCTCGGGATACCCCCACCCGTCGAAGGTCCTTCCTTTCGCCACCTCCACGCTCTACTCGGACGGTGTCTCCACCGCCGACCTGATCACGGCAGGTAACGATAACGAGACCAACTTCCCGTTCACCACCCCCGTGTATCTCCTACCCGCCCGTGAATATGCCATCTGCCTGTCTACGAACAGTCCGAACTACTCGGTGTTCACGGGCACCATCGGTAGCACGATTCTCAGGCAGTCCGAGGAGGATGACAAGGTCTCCGTGACCAAGCAGCCGATGATGCGCTCCCTGTTCAAGGCTAGCAACAGCGGCAACCTCGTCAGGAACGACAATCAGACTCTTGCCGTCAGGCTCAACCTGTGCAAGTTCACCTCGTCGGGAAACATGACGGTCGAGAACGAGGCAGACTCGGGCTCTGCGACGATGACCGTGAACGAGTTCAGGTTCAACGCTACCGACTTCGTGCCCGAGGGATCGGACATCTCGTACTCGGCATCCATAGCCACCAGTTCTCCGACCATATACACGGAGATCCCCGTTGGTAAGAACATCGTGCCGAGCAATGGGTATCTCAGCCTTCTTGGTGCGAATGCGAAAGCGGGATTCGGAACCTTTACCGTTTCCATGTCCGCAAGCACGGACGGATATGTCTCTCCCGTGTTTGACATGGAAAGGTCGAGCGTCATCTCGGCTACCAACCTCGTCAACAACAGCATCATCACCACCATCGGGGACTCGGCGTACAACGGCGAGATCGAACCCACGAACTCCGCTGCGGGTGAAGCCTACAAGACGAAGGCTCGGTACATCACGAAGAAGGTGACGCTTGAGGAGGGTGCCGAAGCCGAGAACATCACGGTGACGCTCTCCCTCTGCAATCCGAGGAAGGGCAACTCCACCGCTGCGAGTGTGCAGGTCTTCGTCCGTCCGATTCCTGTCGGTGAGGTCGATTTCGACAACACCAACTATGTCAAGTTGACCACCACGGATACGGGGGTGTCCACCTCCGACGATGACTTCCGTGAGGTCACCTTCACGAACATCGGCAGCAGCACCTTGAGCAAGTTCAAGACCTTCTCCATCAAGATCGTCATGTACGGCGAGACCAACGGCTCCGCAATTCCGAGGATCAGGAACTTGAGGGTCATCGCCACATGAGCAAGGACAAGGTGCCCGTCCAAAACGAACCGATGGTTCGTGACATGAAGACGGGTGCCCTCCTGTTCACGGACAGGGATGCTTTCCGAGCATACGAGGACAGGAAGCGGGAGCGTCAGGCTCAAAGGGACAGGATAAATACCCTTGAGGAGAAGGTTGCCGAGTTGCAACGGATCCTCGCCGAGATCATAGGGAAACGGTAAACGCAGATGTCTTGTACAGCCTCAGACTTCGTCAACATCCAACCTCTGACCCGGTCGGACACCTTCAACACATGGTTCGACAGGACGAATGAGGTCATCGCCGCTGCGAATGGGATCAACATCCTTGATGTGGCGGTCGGAGGCACGGCAGGTGGTCTTCTCCGTGAGACGGGATGCTCGGCGGGGTACTACAACGGCGTTGTGACTCTGTCCGTCAATCCTGGAGCGGGAATCGGCATCGGCAATGTTGCTTTCGGCACCAACTTCAACAAGGTGGTGATCGATGCGGTTCAACTTGAGAACCTCGGGACGGGTGCGACGGCGAATCCTGCTGTCGGCGACTACATCATCGTCAGCGACATCAGCGACACAAGGCAGGGATCGGCGGGAACCCCGAAGAGGACGGTGGCGAGCAGGATGCTTCCCCCCGCAGTTTACTTCGGCAATGCGGGTGAAGGCACCTTTGAGATCTACGGCGATGTCACCATCCACGGCGACATCAACATCGAAGGCAATCAGTCGTACATCGATGCGAATGACCTGCGGATCGAAGACAAGATCATCGAACTCGCCTACAACAGGTACTCACAGTTCACCATCCAAAAGACGGGAATGACTGCGGGATCTGTCAATGTCGGTGCGACCGCCTACTACATTGACCCTGGATCCGCCACCCTCACGGCGAACTCGACCACCATCGGCTACATCCGAGCGTTCACCTACTCGGGAAGCACCACGGGTTCGGTGCAGATGCACTCGTTCAACGAGGGCGGGGTGTCCGACATCGTCAACGGCGGCAGTCTCTATGTGGACGGTGCATCGCTGACCTTCGGTGTCGTTTCCACACCCGTCACCGACACGGCGTTCTACAACGATACGCTCCTGACCCCCGCAGGAATCGACATCAAGGGCGCATCAGGCGACAAGACATTCCTTTGGAACCTCAAGACCCCCGACACGCTCTCGACATGGAACGCCTTCGTTGCGAACACCAACCTCGGCGTGACGGGTGCGGACAACTACATCATCTCGTCCAAGTTCGCATCGTTCGGATACGGCGCAGGTACGGATGACACCTACACCTTCTATGGCTCGGGCGACTCGTTCACCAAGGCTGCGGTCGGAACGGAACTCGTCCTTCAGCACAGCGCAACGGGTGCAGCGGGAATCACCTTCGCACAGGTGTTCTCGGGAAGCACGGGACCCGCAGTCTATCCTGGGGTCACGGCGACCAACTGGTCCAAGTACCTCAACGCCGACCAACTCGACGGTGCCCACGCACTCACCACCTCGACTGCATGGTCGATCCCCGTGGCACTCGCCAACGGTAAGATCCATGAGGATTGGGTCAACTCCGATGCGATCCGCAAGACCTTCTCGCAGACGGGTCACTCGTTCGTCATGGGCGACATCCTGCGGTTCGACACGAACGGATCGCTGACCTTCGCCCGTGCCGATACCATCCCCACCGCCGAGGCACTCGGCATGGTCGAGGTCGCCTCGGGTAGCACCCTCACCCTCGTCACTAAGGGCTTCATCTCGGGGCTCACGGGTACGAGGATCAACGCACTCAAGCCTCTCGTCACGGGCAACGCCTACTACCTCAGTCAGTCTGTTGGTGGAGGCATGATCGCTAATCCCGACTCGGGCGCATACGAGATCACGGCAGGTCAGGTCCGAAAGGCGATGTTCATCGCATCGGGC